GCCTACCTTGTCTACATCTACCATGAAGTTTTCAATGGACTCTGAGAATCTAAGGTGGGTTTCATAATCCATGCTTGAAAACGAACTTCTCAATGAGGTTTCCACTAACTCTTGTGGTTGTTCCTCTGGAGTAATCTGAAGCACATGGCGCAGACCATCAACACCCACCGCTATCTTCTGAGACACCTCGCAAAACTTTATATTCTTAAGACGCGCAGACGACCTCGCCCAATTTCTTTGCTTGTGACTCACCACATCTTTAAGCACAATCACCACATCACACATGGGAATGTCCCCGCGTGGAACGGCATCCCAATTTCTGTGACCCACCATGTTAAGCTCAATACCATGATTGAGCGCCTTAGAAATAAAAGTTTGGGCGTAAGTCTTTTCGCCACCCACTAAAAACGCATCGTACGACGACATTTCGTCTCCTATAAAAAGGTGTTAAATCTTTATTTCTCTCTCTTAGGCTCTCCGCCTCCATAGAGAGGTAATCACTTATATCGTAAGCACAAGGTCTTGTCATGGATATTTCTAAAAAAATAAATCTTAGTGTGTTAAGTAGTTGTTTTTTAGGTGTTTTTCTGTCAAGTGTTGTTTATGACTATTGGATTTCGTCAAGAACAGAGCAGTTATATCAAGTGATAGAACAGCAGTTAGAGGGGAAGCTGAGTGAGACTGCGAGGGTTATTTCTAGTGTGAGAGAGGAAATAAAGACAGCTCAAGCAGAGATGTTGAGTGTTTCGGAGTTGAGGGAGATGAGTGAGTTTTTACTGAGTCAGTATGACGCAAAGACACAAGAATCAATCTCTCGTTTTAGAGAAGAAACCGGCGCACAGATTACGAGTATCTCTCAGAGATTTTCTTCAATTGAGATGAAATTAAATAAGGGTAAGAGTCAAGTGGGAGTAGTAGTAAGCCCAAGCGAGAGTCCAGAAAAGTGGGGTGGTGTTAAGACAGAAGAGGCGGGCTGGTGTATATCTGCTCCCACTAGCTGTGACATACTTCCGTTTAGTTGGAGTTCTGACCACGAGATCAATGGTCGTAGTATAGCTACATTTGAGACTGAAAACTTTTGGGCTCAGGATTTTAGCTTGAGCTTGAACTTAGCCTTCAAGGTATTAACCATAGGTTTTAGTGAGGCAGAGGGTGAGGGAGCTGTCCAGAATCAAGGGGTGCATATTCAAGCAGGTTACTTTGACAAGAAAGGGCAGTTTGTAGTTTTATCGGAGGATAAGCTCTTGAAGGGAAACCCTCAACTAGATCCTAAGTTTTTTTATACACCTAAAATAGCACCCAAATCAATTAAGACTTACTCAGGATTAGGTTTATTTACCCCTACTTTTGTTGTAGGGGTTGGTTATGCACACCCCCTTAAAGAACTTGGTTTGTTGGTAGGAGGAGGGCTTTTGAATTTAGATAAAGGGAGTTTCAGACTCGGTTTAAATATGTTTCTGCACCCTTCATCTGTGGGTGCGGGTGTATTCGCGTCATATCACCCTAAAATAGCTCTTCGCCCTCTTAATATAGCGCCTATGTTGGGGGCTTTGATAGATTCAGAAATCAGTTGGGCTTTACAAGCAGGCGTTTTATTTCAAGTTTGGTAAGAACTTGTCTTACATCTCGTAACCACCGAAACCTGCGGGATACTTCATTAACTTGAGGAGGTCTTTACGAGCGCGTGCGCGGGTTTTACCAATGTTTTCTGCGATGAAGTCTAAGCGAGCCGCGAGTCCTTGAAGCTGCTCTGCTCTGCCCGCGCCTGACACGCGCCCTCTGAGTTCCCCGTAAGGCTCGCTAGTGAGATAAGGACCCTTGATGCGGAATAATAAGGCATTAGGAGTACACTTAACAGTAATTGAGTACTCGCCGCCATTAAACTGATTATCCTTAACGCGAGTCCACTTTTCACCAAGATAGCCATTATACTTGTAGTTCTGAGTGCGTGAGCCAATCAGCAAGTTGTATACATCATCATATGTGGGGGTTAAGTTAATCTCCATCATCCCAACCTCTTCATCGCCCCAAGAAGGAGTCTGAACTCTCTCTCTGACCCTGCTCATCACATCGCTGAACTTATATGTGAAAGTAGTTCCCCCCTCAGGATATTCAATTTCATATCCGCTTGTGTTGAAGAACACATAGAAACGAGGTCTGAGAACAACAACAGGGAAGTCACCTACATACTTGAGCTTGGACTCTAGGTAGCCTTGTTTTCTGGCGAATACAAGTAAGTCTGAGGCGTCCTTCTCCATGTCAAGAAGTGTGCGCTCTCCGAGCTTGCGGGGCTCTCTACGGGAGTCGTGTGTATCTATTGAGGGCACCATATCAGTGACCCGACGAGTTCGAGGCGCAGCTACTCTTGAAGAGGTTTGCTCTAAACGAGCAATACGCTCTTGAAGACTCATTAAAGAATGATATGACATAGTTTTCTCCTAGCTCAATATGATTGGGGCTAAGAGATTTTCAATATAAAAGAAATAAAGCTAGATGTCGTAGTTGTAGTCTGATTTAGATATAGCTTGGGCGTGGAGTTCGTTACCTTCTATGGACACCTCAAAGAAACCTTCAAACTTCAAGATGTTTCCTTTGAGGTCAGTAATTTTCAAACTGATTACTTTAGAAGGCTCTTTCGAGAGACTCTCAACTTCGAAAGAGTCATTTGCCAAACAAAAGTCAGACCACTTGTTGCTCTCAGACATATCGTCTATCCCTTACTTTAGAAGAAAACCCAAAGAAATAATTTGGGTACTGCTAAAATAGGGGAATAATATTCAGTCTGCAAATTTTTTAACGAACTCGCTCCCAACCGTCTTGAGGAATCTCAAACTTCATGACCAAAAGATTTGTCTGTGTGCTTTCGAGTTGCTTTTTAGCTTCACGTGCTTTTGAACGAGACTCAAAAAATGAGCCTGTCTCTGTCTTGATGATGTTGTTATTTGTGTCCATAATTACATAGATAGTAGTTGTTTTCATGTCTTTTCCTAAGGTTTGAGGCTAACGCGCTTCAATATACCATCAGATAAATATTTTCTCAGTAGAGAGTACAAACTGAGATTGGATTTATCAAAACCATATTTCCAATAGTACTTGCTCAGAATCGTGTCGTGATTCTCGCCGCGCGCCTCTAGAAATACGAGAGCTGAATATATCTCTCCAGAATCCGCCACAACATTCAGCTTTGTCGGTTTGCTTTGATATACTTTCTCCATCTCTAAGAGTGTATCTTCATTGATGTCGTACAAGATACCCTCGACGAAACCCTCTTTAAAGTAGTCAAGACGAGAACCCTCTGTTGTAGGGATTAACTTATATTCTGTTAAGTATGCGAACTTATATAGTCTGTCTTCGGGATACTTTTCATTAAATAAGTTTTGGTCTAGGTATGTGACATAACTAAAATACTTCATGTATCTCCTTTATGGAAGGGGTGTTGTTATCATGCACTTTTATGAACTGAGCGAGAATAAAAATCATGGGAGCTGGTGTACTATTTTTACATGGCGGAAAAGCGTTAATCCTTAAAAGGGCAGAAGGGTTGAAGTATTGGGGTTTTCCGGGAGGTAAATCTGAGAAGTTAGAGTCTCCTCTACAAACAGCCTTTCGTGAAACGAGGGAAGAAATAGGTTACCTTCCTATCTGTACAGTACAAGGGCATTTTGCTCAAGAGGGATACATCTTGTATTTTGCGCTATGCAGGGAGTTTTTCACTCCTAAATTAAACAGAGAACATTCTGAGTATCGGTGGGTTGATTTAGAGAAGTTAAAGGAGATGAAAATCCACCCGCGAGAAATAAGGGGCATAGATTATTTATTGAGTTCTCTGAGTATAACCCAAAAAGGTAGCTTCACATATGCTGAAAAACATAGACACAAGCAAAGTCAGAAGTATTAGTCTTCATTTGATTAATATGGCACATGATGAAGTCTTGAAATTTTTGACCCAAAGTCAAGACCCTATGGTTAAGTTGATTGCACTTAGGAAGTTCAAATACGGGTATGGGCTTCCTACATCTGTGTTGAATTACTCTAGAGAATTCAAGATTTTAGGTGAACTTTATGCGACCAAGACAAAAGACTCAGACAAATTCAAAGTCTCTTATGAAAGAGACCGAAAGATATTAACACGACATCAAGAGGCAGAAATAAATGGGTTGGTTGTGGAAGCCATAAAATGGGTTCACTCGTATTGGAGTTCTGTCTTAATGGCTAGACTGCTAGTGCGAGTGGGTGATGAAGAAACAATTATTTCTGCGCGCAAAAGTTTGGCTTTTTTCCCAAAGCGAAGGATAGACCCCGATCTAGCTAACTTGCTAGAGGTACTTTTTGAGGAGTAAATAATCTGATATAGCTCTTTCTGGCAAGAAAAGGAGCTGTGTTAGATGAGTTTCACATCTAAAGATTTGAGAGAGTTGATGTCTCAGCCTAAGCCGAGATATGGAGATTTCTTGTACATCATCCAAGCTAAACAAAGTGGTCATCTCAAGATTGGCAGAACAAAAGATGTACCCACTCGCCTTAGAAGTCTCCAAACGGGAAATAGTGATGAACTCAGACTCTTAATGAGCTTTGAAGGTTGGGGGTGGCGAGAAAGACTCATACATGAAGACTTAAAGAAGTGGAGATTGAAGGGTGAATGGTTCTTAGCTGAATGTATAGACCATTTGCCTAAAGACATTTATGAGCTGATTGACCACACTCAACTAGACTAGATTTCATCCCCTATCTCTTTCATCTCATCGTCAGAGACTTTCTCCATGAACTCTCCAACGCAGAGATTGACTTTTGTTAAGAACTTCACCATTTCTTTGTCGTGTTCGTCATGGGAAGGTTCAGAGGCTATCGTTTTTAGAGCGGTTGAAATACCTGCGACCGCTCCGTCAAACAGGTCTGTAGATACGAACCCTCCCATAACAGAAGAAAACTCTGACCCTTTACCTGCCAAAGCAGCGGTGGTTTCAACAGCCTCAAAACTTAGGAAACCCCAAAAGTCTGCGTTATTGTTCACAGCCCCAATCACCGCGTGTGACGCAATACTCTTACCCAAAGCCACTAAAGTTGATTGAGCTGTCAATAGAGGTGCAGCAGCCCCTGCTGTAGCCACACAAGCAGTAATCCCCCCATAATATACAGCCGAACCCCAAATCGTTTTCAAATCCTTTTTAAGAGTCTCTTTATCTGAGAAGTCGTATTTCCCTGTTGTCATCTTATACAATAATTTAGGTGTGTCTAATAACATACCTGCAACTTCAGATTTGCCTTGCTGGGCTACTGCTTTAAGCGCCCCCCAAGATTTAGACGCTATTTTAGAGGAGTACTTTTTTATAGCACCCCCAATAGAAGACCTCTCGGTAAATAACCTCTTGTTAAATCCTTCCTCAGAGTTGTTCTCCACCCATTTCTCATAATCTGCCACAGCTTCTTGGTGGTTTGGGTGGTCTTTATCGTCATATGCGGTAGCCCATAATATTTCTTTATCTGAGGCTTTGGATTTATAAGTAGGAGCTTTCTCCTCAAATATTTCTCTTGTCTTATTATCCCCCGCTTTAGCGGAAATATATCTCTTCACGAGGCGGGCTACTCGCCTTTTATAGGCATATCTATGCGCCACTCTTCTATAACTCATACCTCTCTCCTTATTTCTAGTTTAGCTTGGCTATAAAACCACTAAACACTTTCTGATATGAGGTCGGGACTCCCTCAACCTGCAAGGTGGTACACATGGAGAATGAGAAGCTCTTAGCGACGATTGAGAAACTTCGACAGGTGCGTACAAAAGACGACCTTAAGGCACCCCCCTCAAACATTTTAAAGACGACCCTAGACAACGGCAATCCGTTGACTCTTAGACAGTATCAGATTCAGGGCATACTTCACCTTTTGGCGATGCCCCGCTTCGTCTTAGGTGATGATACGGGCTTAGGGAAGACACTCCAGACAATCGCGGCTCTGTCTTATCTGTGGGATAAGAACCCAAATATCCCCGCTCTTATCTGCACCACCAAGAGCGCGGTGGGTCAATGGGAGTCTGAGTTTGACCGGTTTACTAACGGCGTAAAGGTCTTCAAAGTGTTGGGGACTAAGCCTAAGCGTCAGAAGACTATTTCTGAGTTTAAGACTGCGACTGGTCCGAAAGTCCTTATATTAGGGTATAGAACTGCGGTGATGGACTTCGACCAAATTCAGATGATGTCGGGTCATGTCATGGTCTTTGACGAAGCGACTGCTTTTAAGAATGACACCGCGCAGGTACATCAGGTGTGTAAGCACATGGCAGGGAGCGCGGAGCGGGTCTGGTCTTTGTCTGCGACTATCATCAAAAATAGACTCATGGAAGCGTGGGCTATCTATAAGGTGACTGTGCCGACTCTTTTCACCACTAAAGCCTCTTTCATGCGCCATTATTGCGTCACACGCGACCAAATTATTTCAGGCGGTCGTAGGATTCCTGTTGTCGTGGGTCACAGGAAGAGTGACATCGAAGCGTTCAGAAATATCATTGACCCTTATTTCTTAGGTCGTCCAAAGCATGAGGTGGCGAAGGAGCTTCCCCCTCTCACGACTAAGATTATTGAGTGTGAACTGAGCAAAGCTCAAGAAGAGAAATATGCAGAGGCATTGTCGGGTCTGTTAGGATATCTTGATGAGAACACGAAAGAGTTTGTAGAGAGAGAAGTCACTAAGCTGACTGCGGTGACGGTTTGCCAACAGATAGTGAACCACCCAGAGTTGGTTTCCTGTGAGGGCGACTCAGGGAAGTTGGACTCTCTTTTAGACCTATTAGAGAATGAGATGGAAGGGGAGAAGGTTATTATATTCTCCCGCTTTCGTCAGATGGTGGATATTTTGGAGAAGGCTATCAATAAAGCGGGGGTTAAGACTGTGAGAATCACAGGCTCAGAGTCTGGAGATGAGCGACTCGCTTCACAGAAAGCATTTCAAGATGAGAAGTCTGAGGTGAAAGTTTGTCTTATCACGATGGCTGCCGCAGAAGGGGTGAACCTCCAGCTCGCGAAAGCTGTAATCTTTTATGATACACCTTGGTCCGCAGGTGACTATTTACAGATTGTGGGTCGCATGATTCGTATCGGCTCTATACACGATAAGGTATTCAGCTATCACTTAGTAGCTCCCAAGACGATAGATGATAGGGTGATTAAGACTCTTAAGGCGAAGATGGGTTTGATTGAGAGTGTACTTGGTAAGAGGCTTAAGGCGGATGAGGATTCAGATATGGTGATTGATGTGGGTACGAGTGAGATTGCAGATTTGTTTGATGGTTTGCTTGAAGACGCGCGCAGTAAATAAGGCGTTTATTTATTCGTTCGTTTTATTGAGAACCCACTCTTCATAAAAGGAAATTATTATGTGGTATATACATGGATTTTTTATAGTTTGTGCCGTTGTTGTGGGTTTGACTTGGGATGAAAAGATTTCTTGGACAGATAAAATCGTTCTAATTTTATTTCTCGGTTTTGCGTGGCCTGTTGTTTTGGTGTTGGCGTTATTTCTGTATATTGGTCTAAGATACGATAAACGTTAGGGAGAGAGGCGGGTACTTTCTGATATGAGTTCTTAGATGACAGACTAGGAGAACATCATGTCAGAGTGTCAGAGTTGTTTTGGAGCGGGTTATGTGCAGACGGATGATGGTCCGATGGGGATACCGCAAGCGACCCCTTGTGTATGCACGATTCAGAAGTCTTTAAAGATTCAAGCAGAGAAGGCGTGGAAGGGTTTGGGGGCTTATCCGGTAAAGCCTTCTCTCTTAGAAGGCAAGATGGAGACTTGTTTATTTATCACAGCTCATCAGACAGAGCTTTTATTAGCTTTGAGAGGGGCGATGGCACACAGAAATAAGTCACATGAGTTCGTGAAGATTGTATCTGACGCAGATTGTCTTTCAGCGTGGTTAGGTTCAGCGAGATTGGCAGGAGAGTCAATTGCTGACCCTGATTTTCAGCATGACCTAAATGTGTTTTCATTACAGGCTCTCGTAGAACCTTGTTCTCTTTTGATTGTTTTGCTGGGAGTAAAAGTAGCGAGAAATGCCGCAATGTCTGAGGTTTTACATGAGACAATCAGAATTAGGCAGTTCTTGGGGAAGCCTTTGTGGATTATACAAGAGCCGAATCGCCCTTTAGAGGAGGGGCACCTTGCATGGTCTAGGGCTGTTGAGGTGGCTCTAGATGGCTGGACTAGGATTTCTTTGGTAAATCAGAAGAGTCAGACGGCTCGTATTTCTGTAGAGGCTACATCTCAGTTGTCATCCGCTACTCTTTCTTCTCATCCTAATCTACCCGCCCCTCGGCACAAGACTTTGAAGCTAGGAAATTAGTTTAATATGAAAATCTTACGAAGCATACTCCCAGACCCTCGCATTGGCGATGACCCCAAAGCCATGCTCCAAAACTACACATCTTTGAGGGAATCAATTTTCAACTTTGACCTTCCTACAGATGTGGCGATTTATGAGTATGTGAAAAACTTTGTAGCGCAACATGGACATCTCCCCACGCAAGAGACTGCGGTTGAATTCTTCGATTCAAACAATAAGTTTGATGAAGCTGATAGAATCAGAGTTATCGCCTCAACTCCGGTTGCCTATAGGGGCGACTTCATATTTCTTATAGAGAAATCTGTTGAGGAAGGTCGTGTTTTACTTCTGACTGAAACGATGACGAAAGTTAAAGAAATCGTTAAGTCTGGAGTAGAGGTGAAAGAGGGTAAGAAAAAGAAAACCCTCAAGGGAGCGCGTGACGCAGGTCGTTACATTTATGGACAGCTTCATACCCTCATGACACCTACTTTCGGAAGTAGTATTGGTGGTGAAGCGATGGGTGATGGAGATGGCTTTTGGGAGGAGTACAAGAAAACAAAAGATGCTACAGTTGAGTTATGCCCTCAGACGGGACTTCAAGTGATTGACGATGCGCTAGGTGGCTTCAAGAAAAAAGAACTCTATATCGTGGCAGGCTTCACAGGTCATATGAAGTCTAAAACCGCTATGAATTGGGTATATAATCAAGCTGTGTTCGGTGGAACTAGCACAGTTTATTTCTCTCTTGAAATGCACTACAGTCAATGTCGTCGAACTATCTATTGTTTCCACTCAATGCACCCAAAGTTCAGAAGTAAGCGTATTGCGCTCGGCATACAGAAACACCCGAACCCTGATGTGGGTCTTGACCCGATTCGCATGAGAGAAGCTACTCTGAACGCAGATGAAGAGTTATTTCTTAAAGAGGTCATAGAGGACTTACAGTCAAATATGTTGAACGGCACATATGGTTCGATTTACTTTGAGGTAGCAGACCCCGACCAGCTCGACTTCACAGTAGAGGATATGCGGTCTAAAGCGGAGACTCTTGCTCAGAAGCACCCTGTAAAGTTGGTTGTAGTTGACCACGCTCTGTTGATGTCGGCTAGAAATTGGGTGAACAGCACGACAGAGCGTCTTAATGAGGTCATTCGCGACCTTAAGAAAGTCGCAATGGGCTTCAATCGAGGACAAGGTATCCCAATACTCTGCTTATTTCAGATAAATCGTGAGGGTTTCAAAGCGGCAGAGAAGAATAACGGGAGCTATAACTTGACTCACTTGTCTTATGCGAATGAAGCCGAGCGTTCTGCGGATGTTGTCATCGCTTCTTGGTTTGGGGATGACATGAGAGACAAGGGTGTCATCAAATACCAATGTCTAAAGAGTCGTGACCAAGCGCCGTTTGAAGCGTTTGAGGCACAAACTGCTTGGCCGTCGGGTCGTATCTTAAACATGACTCCTACATTTAATATGGGTGGAGGTAAGTCTAATACTCAGAGTAAATCCTCAGACCCTCTAGACGATGTTGTCTCCTAAGAAGTCTGAATACCTTTATTTGATACAAATAAAGGCGGAAGGTCAGATAAAAATAGGTAAGTCAACTAACCCAAAAAAGAGACTGAAAGACTTGCAGTCTGGGTCTCCATATGAGTTGAGACTTTTAGTGGCGCTTGAAGGACAAGGCTGGAGAGAAAAGATACTTCAGACTCGCCTAAAAAAGTGGGTTTGTTTTGGCGAGTGGTTTTCTTGTGACTGTCTTCAACAACTACCCCAAGATATTTCTGACCATCTACCTTCTGATGTGTGTCTATGGCGACACATCACATCAGATAAGTGTAGGCTACTTTAAGATTCTGTTTTTCTAAATACTTGTTTATTTCTTGGGGGGTCACTTTGCCCTTAATGATAAACTTATCTCTTATATTAAAGAGAGTATCTGCCTCAGAAATATTTGGCATTAAAGACCTGACCATCGTTTGTTCTTCTGGACTCAGTTGAGCGATCATAATAATCGTGTGTGTTGGTTCAATATAAGCCAAAGCGAATGGGAGATTTTTAGCGTACCTCAGATTAACTCTTCCCCCTGAGGATGGCAGTTTAGTTTGAACATTCTCACATAACTCAGTTTTTGCGCGGGTGTTTTGAGTACAATAAGTCTTGTACGCAAGCGCCTCTGCATATTCAGATTCATACCCAATATCCAAAAAGCGCTTTTTTATTTTTCTTATGATTGGGTGAACTTTATTTTTCATTTTTTCTTGCCTTTGAGGTATGTTGAAGTGTCTTTCTTACAGTGTTTTGACTTTGGATCCTTATACTTACACCAAATTGACCATGCCATAGCGAAAGCATAATCTGTAGGATACCCCTTTTCTTTCTCAAAAAACTCTGCCTTTTCAAGAACATACTTAGGGACATTTCTAGACCTCGAAGTCTCCGCTATTCGTTCTGCCATTTTTTCAGCATTTCGAGTAGGTAGTGCGTGGGTTGAATATCCACCATAAATATTATCTAACGAGTGTGCTTTTCTAGTGTAATTGAAAAACGGAGCTTTTGAAAGAGGCACCTTTTGAAAATAAAACATCACTAAGTCCGCAGTATTAATGATACTATTGTCTTTAAGCTCTTCCATGAGAGAACTGACACTCAAGGGTATTTGAAAACTTTGAGGACTCAGATTAAGATAATCATGGTGTAGGGGGTTACCTAAAGCATTCCGAGTAAGTTCTTCGCGAGCACTCCAATTAATTTGGTCTATGCCAAACTGCATCTCATAAAGACGGATAAATGCAGTTCTGACTTTTATGCCTTTATAATTTGCATCCTTCACCGACACTATGGCTATGGTCTTCATAGACTCTCCAATTCTCTTTTAGTTAAGTTATAGTCTGAAAGAGATAAAAGAATAATCTTAAAGGAGATCAACATGGCGATTGGAAACGCACGTAAGAATACGGACTCTACTCCAGACGGGACAAGGCAAGGCTCTAGCCACCTTTACGATTACAACTCGTCACCCAACACAAGGGCAGCCATTTCTCAGAAAGTACGAATTCTAACCCCTGTTTATAAGCCGGGTAATGGGGCAAACAACCTTCTTTATCAGCTAGGGGTTTGTTCTACTTTCACCGCAGACTTCAACAGAAACGTTGAAGATATTCGTGGTGTTGGCTTTGGCGATAGAATTGCAGAGCGCGTCCCCGGAGTTTCTGACCCTGTGGATTGTAATTTGGAGCGTACTCTCATGTATCTCTCTAACGGACACCAAGCGTTTGGTTTTGCGGGTGGTATTGATGGTCCTGTTCGTACACTTCAACACCATCGTTGGCCCTTTGATATTGAGCAACAGCTTGTGTTCTCAAGTATTGCTGATGCTGAATCTCCTGTTGTGGACTCTCACAAAGGCATAAGAAATATAGATTTCTCAGGTCAGAAAGTGACCGGTGCTGCCGAGGCGTATGGGACAGGTGGGCAGACGCACAAGGCTATCATCACTTACTTTGAGGCTTGTTGGATGACGGCGATTACAGGTGTCAACCCATCGGCAGAATCTTCACTCATGGCTCAGAGTATTACCGCCGCAGCACAGGATATTCATGACTTGTTCAGCACCTACGGCGAGTTCTTACCTTCGGGTAACGACCCGACCTTAGGTCAGGCGGCAACGATTAGACATAATAACATTGTTAGGGGTGCTAAAGGACTTCGCACAAACAACATTAATGTGAACTAAATCTTAAATATAACCCTCTTGGTATACTTGCTAGTATTTCTCAAGAGGGAGTCACAATGAAGTTATCTAGCTTAAAAGAATTATTAGCCCCATTATCTAAGGTAGGTCACGCTTCAAAAGTCGTGACGATAGAGGGGCAGAATATAACCCTTCGCACACTCACTTCAAAAGAAGAGGCAGATGTGCAGAGGGTTATTTCTAATTTACGAGAGGAAGACGAGTTATCAACTTTGGAGTTTGTGGATATATTTCGTAGAGAGTCTCTATCTAGGAGTATCATAGAAATAAATGGTATCTCTTTGAGTGACCCATTTATTGAGACAGGAGATGTACTAGAGAGTGGAGTGGCGGTGAAGGTGAAGCGAGAAGAAGCACTTGGGGAGATTTTGGGAGGTTTCTCAAGGGTAGTGATGACTACATTATTTCAGGAGCTTGC